CGCTGGAGGACGACATCGAACACGCCGTGGTTCTTGCGGAATGCGGTGAACCTCGTTTTCACGAAGCACTTGGCAAGGCGATGGATCCTGAACGCATGCGCGATCCACGTGCGCGACTGCTTATGGCAGCTGCGCATGCCGTTGCGACTAAGACGTCTAGATCACCGACTTGGCCGGCTATTGTCGTCCAGCATTTAGCGACTCTGATGGCGCGAGGTAAGGTAACGCTTGATCAACTCGATGGCGCGAAAGATTACCTGCTGGAAGCCATGGACTTACCACAGGTCATGGTTGACGATTTGATCGCATCTGTAGTTCCGATCATCCAGCGCGTTAGGCATAAAGAGGCGTTGGTCGAGGCCTTAGATGGGTTTAAAAACAACGCTAGCCCGGCTGATACAGCTGCGGTGTTTGACGCTGTAGCGAAGCTAGGACACAGTGCGGGATCGACTACTGCTACAATTCAATCACTGGTAGCCGATCCAGACTTTTTCAACATCGTAACGACTGATATGCTCCGATTCGGAATCCCCGAATTAGACGATGCGCTCGGTGGCGGACTAGAGCGGGAAGCGCTTGGACTGATTGTTGGCGGATCAGGCGCTGGCAAATCGATGGCACTAGCGCATGGAATTGTTGAGGCAATGCTTTGTGGACACCATGCGCTTTATGTGACACTAGAACTATCTAAAGTACGTGTCACACAGAGAATCGTTCGTAATCTGATCGACATGACAAAGCGCGAAGCTCAGATCGATCCGGGACTAGCGCGAAGTAGATTTACCAAGATTATGGCGCTGCCTGGTGTTGGCCGGATAGTGGTTGTGGAGGCGCCTGCCAGCGTGACTAATCCTCGAGACATTCGCTTACTGGCTGAGCAGGCTATGCGTTCTCATCCTGGGTTTGATCCCAAAGTTTTCGTGGTGGATTTTATGGACAAACTTAGATGTAATCCTAAGGCGTCATTGTACGAAGACATGCTGGCCGTTGCAGATGGTTTGCGATCAATTGCGCAAGATGCAGATGGTTGGATGTGGACCGCATCTCAGTCTGACCGCAAGAGCACAGGGCGGCCCTGGCTCGATCTCGATGCAGTCGCTGACAGCATGAACAAGATCCGTTCAGCAGATCTCGTTATCGCCATAGGCCGAACTGAGGAGGATCAGGTGTCTGGTCAGATTAGATTCTCAGTGCCGAAGAGGCGTGAAGGTGAGGGTGCCTACACGCGGATTGGTCCTGTTGCGTGGGATCCAGAGCACGGACGAATTTCTGTTGTCTCAGATAGGGTGTACCCATGGTGAGACACTGCAGTGGGTTGGACAACACGCTTACGATGCTTGTTGATCCGTTAACTGGAAGGCGACTTGAATCACCAACTATTGGTGAGGTTCCGCGCGCGTGTAATTGCGGGTTAAGATTTGACGACGAGAAGAGATCTACGATCTGGCCTCACTTGATCATCACGCGTGGTGTCGCGTGAAGGTTGACTCCGAGCCAGCCGAGACAGCGCTACTAAGCGCTCGTCGATCGGGTGGTGGTTGGTGGAGAGCGGCTTGTCCGTATTGTCTCGATGAAACCGGGAAGCCTGATAAGCGCCAGTCACTTGGTCTTAAGCCGTCGATTGCGTTTTTTCAATGCTTCAAATGCGGAGCTAGGGGACGGCTACGCGCGATTTCAGACGCTGTTCTGGCGCTGGAAGCGAAGGCAGTTGATCGCGCCCCGGTTCCGATCAAGGCCCCACCAGATGAGTACGAGTCGATAACCGATGGGAGTAATTGGGACTCGATCTTTTTCAGGATCCCGCGGAGTTACTTGGAACGCCGCGGAGTTACTCGTGATATTGCTGCGTCCGCTCGCATTGGCGTAGCTTTAGACGGGCGACTCGCTGGGAGGATCATCGTTCCCGTTCTCGACGTCGATGAGTGTACGTGGCTTGGATACAGCGCCAGAGACTACACGGACAAACTCGACCCTCGATACAGGTATCCGCGTGGCATGGCTCGCGGCGTTTTGCTATATAATTGGGCAGCTTTGTACGCACGCACAGATGCGCCGCTGATCCTCGTGGAGGGTGTTTTTGATGCACTGCCATACTGGCCAGATTGTGTTGCGTCGCTAGGCAAACCGGGCGATTATCATAGGAGACTTTTGATCGAGTCGACTAGGCCGGTTGCTGTGTGCCTCGATGGTGATGCGCACGAAGAGGGTTGGGCCCTGTCGGAATACCTAAGACTCCACGGAAGTCGTAGTGGATCAGTTCAGCTCCCTCCCGGAGCTGACCCAAACACGGTTGAGCCATCATGGCTCATAGAAGAGGCTAGACGATGCATCCGATGATCAGTAGGTTTGAGTTGTCCGTTATTGATGGTAAGGTCGTTATTGGTGGCAAGGAAGTTGGCGTGTCGTTTAATGATGGGTCCGATCGATCCAACACTGAATACACGGAACCGTCTTCGCTCGTCATACGCGGACTGACGCTGGTAGAAGCTCTTGACTTGTTGAGTCTTGTCAAGACTCCGGTTGCGGCGCCCGTCGGTGTTCCGGCGCACAATGAGGCTAGAGTGGTCGATGAGAAGGCGAGAGCTGATGCTGCTCTCGCCAAGGCGAGGGAAGCGGCCAAGGTTGTTGCAGTCGCGGTGAAGCCTGTGGAGAAGCCAGTCGAGGTAGTCGATGATGATCTCGAGGACTCGGATGAGGATGAGGACGAGGATTCTGGATCACCGATGCTGGATATAGCGGCCATGAATAAGATGGATAAGCTACGCGGCATCATTGAGTACATGGTAAAGGCGGGGTTCACTACGCCAGAGCAGATCGTGGCCGCTGCGGTGCCAATTAAGTCTGACGTTAAGACGCTTAAGATTCTCGATGAGAAGGGTCAATTTGAAAAAAGGCTAGAGAGAGCTGCTATGACTGTTCTCGCCCCCGCGGACGCCACCTGATCGGCTGAGCCGTGCGCCACCTACCCATGTACTCCGGACTCCCTGTGTCTCCTGTTGACACAGGGGATGTGCCAGGGATGCCACCCGATCGTGCGTGTACTCGCTGCGCCTGGTCCGCTGGTGACGGTGCTGCTTGCCTGCCTGCAGATGGCAGGTCGGGCGGTTTACTCGTGGTCGGTGATTCCCCGGTAAAAGGGGCCGTTCGTCCGTTTGCGTCCAAATCTGGCGCATATGTAAGGGCACTCGTCCAACGTAGTTGGACTGGTCCAGTAGTGTACGATTACGCGGTTAAGTGCCCAAGTAAGGGCGGCGCGAAATTGAAAGACGCGGTTAAGTCGATCAAGGCGTGCCGCCCTTACTTGGCTGAGGTAGTTAGTCAGGCTCGCCCAGATCGCGTGATTGCTATAGGCGCATGGGCAGTCAATGCCTTGCTTGGTAGGGGCCTTGATCTTGAGTCGTGCCGCAGGGGTTACGGCTGGGTAAACGGAGATGTCCCTGTATTCATTATGGCTGGGCAGATGGCCGCCATAGAGAACACATTCATCCGCGCCCGTTACGAGCGGGATTTTGCATGGGCCCTAACCACACCTCGACCAAGGCCGTCTCACGTAGGCGGTATCGTGCATGTCGTGGACGATCTTGATGACGCACTTCAAGCTAGAGAGACGCTTGCTCTGCACGATGAGGTTTTATTTGATGTCGAAACAGCTGGAGTCCCACACGAGCCTGAGTTCACCGCGCTGTGCGCTGGGCTAGCTGCGGTCGATGAGCTTGAGGGAGACGCATGGGTCTGGTCTTCAGCTGCGCTTGCTGATCCAGACGCTTTGGCTATTCTTCGATCGCTACTGATGACTAAGCGGATCTCTGGATCTAACATCAAATATGACGCGATGACCGCAATGCTTAAACTTGGGTTGACCAAGTTTCCGCGCATAGAGTTTGATACACAGATTGTTCGTAAGCTTTTAGACCCTATGGCGATGGGTCGCTTGGCATACTGCGTTGAGCTAGTCGGTATGGGGGGGTCAAAAGAAGAGGCTACTGAGGCTAAAAAGCTTGTAGTAGCTGCGCTACGCAGGAAGAAACCCCGACCTGGTGACCCAGATAGATCTCACTGGTGCGCGAGAGCTATTATTGCTGGGACTGGGGATACTGATCAGTACGCGTTTGGTCTCCTGCCCGAGGAATTATTGCTCCGGTACAATGGCCGCGATGTGATGACCTCCGCAGCTGCGACGCTAAATCTTCGAGCGCGCATTACGTCTGAGGCGCCCGGTGAACTCGGCATCTGGGAAAGCTTGAGCCGGCCGGCGATCAAGTCATTCGAGCGCATAGAGCGCACTGGACATGCAGTTGATAGGCAGGCGCTTGAGAACTTTGCCGCTTATCTAAAGGTTGGACTTGATGAGCTTACTCAGAAGTTCAAGGCGTACGGACAAGATTTCAATCCGGCGTCTTCTGCGCAGGTCTCACACATACTGTTTGCCAGGCTAGGACTGCCGCACGACCCATCGAAGGTTTCCGAGAAAACCGGGGCTCCTAGCACTAACAAAGACGCGCTTGAGCACTTGCGAGGAGCGCATCCGTTTGTAGACGACATGCTCGAGTTTCGCCGACTTGAGAAAATGGACAATCAGTACGCGACTGGATTGCTTAAGCACGTGCTGTCGGACGGAAGGATACACACTACCTTTCGCATCGATGGTGCTGAAACGATGCGGACTAGTAGCGAGAACCCAAACAGTCAGAATTTGCCAAGGTCAGAGACCGTTGAAGGAAAGATGTGTCGAGACGCATTTACCGCGTCGCCGGGGCGTATTCTGATTGAGCTTGACCAGTCTCAAGTAGAGTTGCGGGTCGCGGCTGGGATGTCAGGCGATCCAGAGATGATCAAGATCTTCTCGTCTGGACTTGACTTCCACATGTCTACAGCAAAGATCGTTGCGCGCATTGCGTGGAACCTCGCTGAAGAGGCGGTAACAGAGTGGCATCGTCAATTCTGCAAAACAATTAACTTCGGACTTTTGTACGGCAAGACTGATTCCGGGCTTGCGGATCAACTGCACTGTTCGGTCGGTGAAGCACGAAAACTGCGAATGGCTATCTTGGGAAGATTCAAGCGCCTAGCCGAAATGATCAAACGTCTGCTCTATCAGGTGCGTAGTAAGGGGTATGTAGATGTCCCATGGCTGGGAAGTGCTGTGCACGCACGTCCGTTGTACGAAGCGGCCAGCCATGACAAGTGGAAGCGGTATAATGCAGAGAACGCGGCTGTAAACACTCCGATCCAGGGTAGGGCAGCTCTGTACACAGTGGCTTCACTGCCGCTAGTTCACGACTTGATTGACGAAATTGGGGCTGATTGCGAGATCGTCAACACTGTGCATGACTCGATTATGCTGGACTGTTCCCCGGAGTGGGCAGATAAAATGATCGCTGGTACGCAGGCTATCATGGAGTCGTTCGACTGTTGGGGCGTACCGTTAAAGGCGGATGTCAAGGCTGGTGATCGATGGGGTTCGCTTCACAAGATGAAGCGCGGTGAGTTGCTATCGGACGCTCAAGTGCGCTGGGTAGCTGAAGCATTAATCGCTAGCACAACGTGACGGAGGTGATCAATGAGTGTCATGGTCGACAGGGACATACTGCACGCGTTGGACTGCCAGGGACTTGTTATCACGCCATTTGATCGTGAGCGGCTCGGACCTAACAGCTACGACGTTACGCTAGCCGCTGAACTGCGCACGTATAAGTTGACTGATGCGGAGGGATACCGCCGAGCGCTTGATTGCCGTGTTGCAAATGAGACTGTTCGTGTTGTGATCCCTGAAAGCGGGATTGTGCTACTGCCTGGTATGCTCTATCTGGGATCGACAGTTGAGTACACCGAGAGCGCTAACCACGCGCCGAAACTCAACGGCAAGTCAAGTCTTGGCAGGCTTGGGCTGTTTGTGCACGCCACCGCTGGGGAGGGTGATGTAGGATTTTGTGGCACATGGACACTGGAGATGACGGTAGTCCACCCGCTGATCGTATACGCTGGCATGCCTGTTGCTCAGCTATTGTGGTCTACGATCACAAGCACGCCGAACAGGCGCTACGGTGACCGTGCTTCCAGCAAATACAGCGGTCAGCAAGGGCCAACAGCGTCGGAAATGTACCGGAACTTCTCGAAGTAACTAGACGATGAGTAAAAATTACACGGTGGTAGAGGTGTGCGAGCATGAGTACGATGCCTCTGGGCGTCGATCCACGTGCGAAAATGAGGCTCGTTATACTGTAGTAGACCTGGATTTTACGCCGGGTACACTTGGATTTAAGCCTAGACGCACTTGCGCGATTCATGCGCGCGGTCCGTCGCTGAATAGCGGCTCTGCGTCTATTAGTGATTCTAAGCTTCCTGATTTGATTTACGGATTTGTGTATCTACTGACTATCTTAGATAGAGACGGTGTCAGCTCCGGTTCGGAGCTGCGGAAGAATCTTCGAGGGCTAGTGGGAATTCTACGCCCTGGCAGCAAAGACCAAACACTGGAGGATAGTGATGCAAAGTAGACTTGACGACGCGTTTCCAGTGTCGCTCCCTGAGGATGCTGCCGCGCACGCGCGAGACGCCACTAATATAAACGGTGGTGACCTGCGATCCGAGCTAGAAAAACTACCGGGTATTATTGCCCATTACGGTGTTCAGTACGCACGCGCGTACCGTGCCCAGATTACGACTAAGTCGGCACTCACAGAGATCGAGCAAAGTAATTACCTCAGTCTCAGAGAATCTTCAGAGGCTCTCGGTGAAAAAGTCACTGAGGCTACCCTTGCTGCAAAGGTCGGGAAGCTCGTCTCGGTACGCGCCGCAAAAGCAGCCGCGATAGAGGCCGACTACGAACGTGAGGCAATGCGTGCGATCTGCGACGCACTCCGCGCCAAGCGTGAAGCACTTAATGCGTTGGTTCAGCTGGCTCGTGCTGAAATGGGCGGCGCTGGGTCTACCACATGGCGCGGTACTGGCGAGGACCTCGCGCCGGGGGTTGACTAATGGCAAGAGGTTATCGTGATGATGATGCTCCAGATTCAACCGTAGACTTGGACAAGGTGTTCGACCGCTACGATCCGGATGATTTTCGTCGGACTGGTCAGCGTGGTAAGCGTGCGCCGGATGACGGTGTGCGCATCTGTAATGTTGAGGTTGTTCGCGTTACGGATGACGCGATTCTATTCCGCGGAAAAGGTTTGTCATCTGACCCGTTTGGGCTTGACGATTCGAACGATGAGCAGTGGATCCCACGCTCACAGATCCACGAGAGTTCACCAATTGCAGCAGACTGCGGGCCGAACGAGCGTGGTGACCTTGTAGTAACTACGTGGATTGCTAAGAAAAAAGGTATTAAGCCGGATAATCTCCGGTAGGGTTTCATCGCTGACTCGATACACAGGACAAGTAAACACAGGACTAATGACCATGGCTAAGACAGATACGATCAAGCCGCAGCAAATTAAACCTGCTCAGACTACAGCAATCGCCACCTATGGCGACTGGACTCCGGAGCAAATGGAGGAGGAAGCCAAGGAGATGGGAGGGGGTGGGGCATGGTGGAAACCACCTGTTGGCACAACAGTGGTTCGGCTCCTCCCTCCGAAGATTGGCTGGAAATCTCCGTTCGTGATCCAGCATCAACACTTTATTCGGATGCCAGGGGTAGACGGGGCGGTAATCTTTTGCTGTCCGAAGATGCACGAGTCAAAGACGTGCCTGGCGTGCGCCAAGTCGGAGCAACTTGAAGCCAGTGGCAACGCTCGTAGCGAGCGCGCAGCTAGAGATCTTCGACCGCAGAAACGGATGATGACTAACATCGTAGTGAATCCGAAGGATGCGCAAAGCAAAGTTCAGGTGTGGGCTTTTGGTAGGACGGTCTACGATCAGCTCAAGGCAATTCGCGAGAATGATGAGGGTGGAGGCAATTTCATTGATCCAATCAGCGGGTTCAATCTCGGTGTTAAGCGCGTTGGAACCGGCAAAGATGACACGAAGTACACGATCATCCCTAGTCGCACAGCTAGTGGGCTTGTCAACATGGAGTGGATTGATGTACAGACCGATCTCCGTCGGATGATTCGGATCCCAACTACGGAGCAACAAGCACGATTGCTTGAGGGCGAGGATCCTCGCGATGTGTGGAGTGACGATGCCAGTGACGCAAAGGAAGGTAGACGTGCCGCGTCGGCGAAGCAGGCTGGCGATGTTGTCGACGCCACTACCGTAGAGACGCGTACAGCTGAAGACGACTTGTTCGAGGATGAAGTAGACCTCGACTGAGTAGCTAGCGCGAAGCGCTAGCTTCGCTCCGTTGCCCCCGGTGCTTAGACGCGTGGCCCCCGCCTACCTTCCCTCGGGGTGGCCGTGTGTATGGGTAGGTGTGCTTGTCGTCGTGTTCTGGTGGCGACCAGTATGGGTTCGATTCCCAACAGGGGCACGATGGCAAAACAAAAGAGCGAAACTGATCCAGTAGCCAAGATCCTTGCAGCGATTAAGGCCAAGGCTGGAAAAAGTGGAGACGTGCGCTTACTCTCTGGTGGGATTTCGAGTGACATTAGTGAGGTGCTACCTACCGGGATTGATG